GAAAAACCTCACCGCAGTTGCCGCAGATGACTATCTGAGCAAAGCAGTGATTGCTGCTATAGGTTCTGGTCTTTCCGTTCGGGCTGGTGTGGACAATCCGGCGGCGGATAAGCTCCTCCTGCACCTGCATGAATACTTCACGCGGGATGATGGCCTCATGGCTGTTTTCAACATAGTACTGCGGAACGATACCGTTGTTCTTGACCCGCTTTTTTGTAAGAAAATCAACCGTGTAGGTTTTCTGTAAAAGCGCATCGCCGATGTACTTTTCATTTCGCAGAATATTATTAATGTTACTGGTGTGCCACCTCTCATTGCCAGCACCGTTTAAGATACCGTCGGCCTCTAACCCGCGGGCGATTTTCAGCATACTGGCACCTTCAAGGTATTCCCGGTAGATGCGCTTTACGATTTCGGCTTCTTCCGGCACTATCACCAGACGCTTATTCTCATCCTTGGTATAACCGAGGAACCGTGCACAGTTGACTTGGATTTCACCCTGCTGGTAGCGGTACTGCAGTCCCAGCTTCACGTTCTGACTTAAGGACTGGCTTTCCTGTTGCGCAAGGGATGCCATAATTGTGAGCAGAACTTCGCCCTTTGAATCCATGGTGTTGATGTTTTCTTTCTCAAAATAGACCGGAATGTTCTTGTCCTTTAGTTGGCGGATATACTTCAAACAGTCCAGCGTATTTCGGGCAAAGCGGCTGATGGACTTTGTAATGATCATATCGATATTACCGGCCATACACTCGTCAATCATGCGGTTGAATTCTTCACGCTTCTTGGTGTTGGTGCCAGAGATGCCGTCATCCGCGTAAATTCCCGCCAGTACCCAGTTGGGGTGTCCCTGTATGTAGGCGGTGTAATGCTCAATCTGTGTTTCATAGCTAGTAGCCTGCTCCTCGCTGTCTGTGGAAACGCGGCAGTAAGCTGCCACACGGAGCTTCGGTTTTTCTTCGTCTTTGCTCTTGAGCGCGTGCTTCCTTGCCGGAATCACGGTGACGCTTTTACTTGCTACCATTCTTGTTCATCTCCGTTTCAATTAAACTATAGGCGTATTCCGCCTGCGCGAATGGGTCGTCGAATTCCTCTGTTCCTCCTTTCACACGAAAGGCAGCAGGATAGACGGCCTCTTTTTCTTGTTTCGGGTTTTGGGTTCGGCCGAGCCTTTCCGCCCGCATAATTCGTTCTGCCTCGGCAGTGTTGAAAGTGTCTTTGTCAATAATAGCCGGATAAAACTCATCACCGAGGTATCGGGTGTTTCGCAGAATTCTGCCGACACCGGAATGAAAAGCTTTAATGCCCGCCTTTTTTGCGGCTGTTGCCAATGAATCGCCGCTCAGGTAGGATTGAAATAATTCTTTTATCTGCTCTGCAGCCTCTTTATCAATTACGGCTTTTCCGTTTTCAATACGGTAGCCGAATGATATATAGCTCATTTATCTCTCAACCTTTCCTTAAGTGTAATTCCACATTTTAATTCGAATCCGATTTCTTCACGAGAATAAACAAGAACTTTCTTCACATAACGTTTAAACAGTTCACCGTCAAAACCCGTTAGCATTGATGCTTTGGTAGCATATTGCAGCAGAGCACTGACCTCGCTCAGGTTCTGGAAGTCGTTATTCAAAAATCGTGTTATGGATTCCTTTTGACGGCGTAGCCGTTCTGCCTCCTGCAAAAGCTCATTGTTGCTCTTATTGTAAATGGCAGGCTCAAGATAACCTTTGGTCATCAGCTCAACCAGCACATTTCTCTGCTTTTCGTTTTCTTCAAGCTTCTTGTCAAGCGAGCGAATGTTTTCAAGAGTTTCGTCGGAATTCATTCCGCGCAGACTGATGAGCAAAGGCTTCAGGACAATCTCATGTCCGAATATGAGCTTGTTCATCATGGTGACAAACGCATATTCTAAATCGGACTCCGGCACAAATTTCATAGAGCATTTCTTGATGTCCGCTATATGAGTGGAGCAGCACCACGCAATTCTATGTTTGCCGCTCGCATGGGTTCTTCTTTTAAAGGTTCCGCCGCACTGACCGCAGATGATTTTGCCTGAAAATGGATAACGGTTTTGATATTTCTTACTTTGCTTCTCCAGCCGTTTTTCTTTACCGCGCTGCTCGATAATATCCTGTGCGGCTTCAAACTCCTCATGGCTTATAATCGGCTCATGATGATCCCGAATTAGGTATTGATCTTTTTCTCCATGGTTGTTATGGCGATTGAAGCGCTCGTCAGTATAAGTCTTTTGGAAAATAACATCGCCTGTATATTTTTCATTGCTGATCATCCCGCGTATCGTTGTTGACATCCAGCGACCACCTTTTTTGGTTGGTACATTTCTGTCGTTCAGTTCTTTTGCGATCTTGTATGTTCCTTTACCAGAAAGGACTTCGTCAAAAATGTGTCGGACAATTTTAGCTTGAGATTTATTGACAACCATTTCTCCGTCCACATAGTCGTAGCCGTAAGGTGGATAGGAAATTTTATAGGTGCCATTCTGAAACCTGCGCTTTATTGACCATTTGTTATTTTCAGCAATGGAAACCGATTCGCTTTCAGCCAGTCCAGACAGGATTGACAGCATGAGTTCACTTTCCATTGACCCTGTGTTGATGTTTTCTTTCTCAAAATAAATGAAAACATTAAGATCAAGCAGCTTTCTGACCAGTTCAAGGCAGTCAGTGGTATTTCGGGCAAATCTACTGATAGACTTCGTCACAATGAAATCTATTTTCTTATTTTCACAGTCGGAAATCATCCGAAGCAACTCTGGACGTTTTTCCTTTTTTGTGCCTGTGATGCCCTCGTCATAATAAAGCCCGGCAAACTCCCATTCAGGATTTGCATTGATGTAGGATTCGTAATGCTTTATTTGAGTGTCCAGACTTTCGAGCTGTTCATCGCTGTCTGTAGACACACGGCAGTAGGCCGCAACCCGCAACTTGGCCTGCTCGGTTAAGTCAGCTGTGTTTTGAGCTATTTTCGTTACCTTTTTCAAATTCTCACCTCCTTGGTCAGTGTGTCATATTACCTCTGAAACCGAGTTATATCAACGATTTCAGGGCATAATCTCAGCCAATAGTGGCGAGAAAGTTTTACGGTTCAATTCGGTTATCTTGTTGAATTCCGACAAGGAAATTAAACCTTTCTCAAGCATAGAAGTGAGTATTTGCTGTGCTCTCACATAATCAACTTCGCGTTGCATTTGTTCCTGTGAAGTAGAAGAGTTCATACCACCTTCAGATCTCAGCCCTTCGCCAAGAGGGCAACGTACCAGCTCATGCTTTTGCTCATTCATTATTAAGAACCACCTCTCCTCGCAATACGGAGAAAAGTGTGGCGCTTTATACACCTATTAAAATAAAAAAAGCCCGCAGAGTTTTTACGCTCCGCGGGCTTGACAATGGTTATCACGAATATTTGAGGAAAGCATCCTTAAATCCTGCTGCCTTAACTCTTTTGAGCATGTCATCGGCGTTTTCTTTGACGGAGTATGCACCGACTTGCACATGATAAAGCTTTTTTGGCTCGGTCGAAGTAGGCGTTTCTACTGCCGTGAGGAGCCTTTTAACCTCTGCTCGGAAGGTATCCATTGACTTTCCGTGTTTAGAGAACCAGTGTCCGGGGTCGGCATGGTTGCTGGCGATACCACGCTTATGCCCCTCATAATGCCCGATGATAACACCGTCCGTCATCGGGTCAAGTTTGTATTCCTTGCAGAGATAGGCACATAGCTCGGTAGCTTCCTTGTATACAGCACTTAAGTAAGTAAGATCAGTCAGCCTATCCTCGCAAATTTCAAAGCCGATGTGGGTATCATTGACCGAGCCTTTTGAACCGGAACCGCCATGCCAACCTCGATGGTTCCACGGCAGAGTCTGGTAGGTGGCAATCGTGCCGTCGGCGAGTTTCCCGATAAAGGCGTGGACGCAGACCTCCCGCCCGTCCGGCCTGTCCTGGTTCCAGTGGTTGTTGTTCGGATTTTTGCCGAGCAAGCCGTCGTCCGGGCCGACATAGCGCTTGAGCCATGGGTTGTTTGCCCCGGTGGAATGCACCATGATGCCCTTCGGCACAATGGTTCTGCCTGCCTTGTAGCAGGCGTTGTTTGTCAGAATGAGTTTGTGCAGGTTCATTTTTCTTCCTCCTTTTCGCCGCGGTCATGAAGCTGCTCCAAGACCGCCTTGAGTTTTTCGGGAACCGGCAGCCCTATATGCGCGGCATTTTCCAATATTGAAATCCCCTCGTTGCTCAAGTAAAAGAAGATGACCGCTGTCCGTACCGCGCCGCCGTTGCCGAGCACCTGACTGTCGATGATGTGTCCCACACCCACCAGCACAAAGATGAGCACCTTCTTGAAGATGCCCTTTGCTCCGATTTGGCTGGACAGCTTCCTGTCCGCAATCGCGCACATCACGCCGGTCAGATAGTCGACGACCACAAAGGCGATGAGGGCATAGAGAAACCCGTCTGGCCCGCCGAGAAACCATCCGATGAAACCGCCGACGGCAGTAAAAACCGCCTGCACCCAGTTCCATACTGTTTTCATTGTAAGAGCCTCCATTTCAAATGAATTTTTGCATATATAAAAAGCGCCCTGCATTTAAGCAAAGCGCTTTAACTAAGTCTTTAGCCTATATTTGTAAAGTTATTATCCCATCTTCCTTAACCTGAAATTAGGTCTGTAGACATTGATCCTTTTCCCTTTCTTCCAGAATGAAAAATCGTCATCGTCCAGCTTCCACAAGGCAATACCGCGAATTCTTTCTCCATGAACCAACTCCAGTAATTCACCTATTGTATCTCCTGCTGCAAACCAAGTTTTCCCGTCATTTGCTACAGCTGTCCACTGTCCGCTCTGGTAATCTTTAATCGGCAAGAGTTTTGTTCTTCCTGCAATCCATGTTGCAAGTTCCACAAGATTTTGCTCCGCTGTCATTTCTTCGCTCCACAGGCAGCCGAACAGTCCGATACCGGCTAATATTTTATGCCTCGGGACAAATTTCAAAAGTGTCATGTAGCGGCGTTTAAAATCTTCAAACCTTGTAATTGCCCCGGGTTCAGTCCATGGCCCATGGTCAAGATACGTCATAGGAGATATTCTGTCCGCCCACTTTGCTATTTCGTAGTAATCAAACCAGGCATCCCACTGAATGTTGTTTGCATATGGATAAGGAGCTGCTACCACCAATTCATAATATCTGTTTAGTTCCGTATGCAGTTTTTGCGCTAGTGTCATAAACCATGCACTTGCTGCATTTCTATCTGTTTCCTTTACTTCCTCAAAATCAATACACACCCCATCCCAACTTTCACTAGTAATAGTATCAATTATAGCTTGTATGCTAGCCTGAGGATTCGCAAAAATCTGTGACGCTATATCCGAATCAAAGCCACTCTCCCCATAGTTGCCAAAGACAACATAGGCAGGCTTGCCTATGCTCTGCCACCATGTTTTGTCCGGGTTTATGTCACCTTCCAGACTTAAATCTTCAGTAAAGTTATACCCGTCAAAAATAGCGGTATCAATAAGCTCTTTGTTTTCACGCAGAGAATAGCAACCCCACTCACGATTGATTACATAGGCATATATATCAAGTGGCGGTTTAGGTTTTTGGGGACAAAACATTTCAAAAGTGTGGAATTTAACCAGGTTTGCAAAAGGCGCCATGAGATCATCGTTTAGCATCATCAGTCTTGGAATTTCGTCAATTACATCAACAACTGCAGGGTTATGATTCTGACGCGTGTCAAAAAGACCTGCCTGTATAGTGAACATGGCTTCCATACCATTTTCCTTTTGATTTTCCCTCAAGGTTTCGTTATGAGCACCGAAGGGAAAAGCAAGCGTCCATACCGGCGGAATATATGCTCCCTCAGGATAAGTACTTTCTTCACTTATAAACCACAAATCCGGATTGACTGCCGCATCCTTTATATTATCAGCTGCTCTGCTGTTCCAAAAGCCTGTTACCTCTGAGTTTTTCGGATCGTACCTTCCTGAAATACAAAAAACCCCTTCTACCTCTCCGTCTTCATTCCTGGTGCTGTTTCTTGTTACAAACTTAAGACAGTATTCATGTCCTGCTTGTATATGATAGCTTTTCCCGTCATCAAACTCTATTTCCAATGTGTGTATTTCACGCCACTTTTTATTAGGTGTATATCCCTTACGGAGGAGCGTGAAATTACCAGGGTCTCCACTGTTCCAATCCCCGATATATACGTCGCACAGGGATACGTACCCAGTACCAAAAGGTGTAGCAGGATTAAAAACCAACTTTTTTGTAGTAAAGCTCCTGTCAAACACTATCTTTAGGCAGGTTTCCACCTTTTCAAAGCTGCCAGCCGGACTTTCCCCGATTTTCTCTCCGGTTACTGGGTCAAGAATATCCTCTGTTTCAGTCCAGGAGGCACCAAACAAGGGTATTGCTATTGTATTTGAAGCTGTATCAATATTTTCTATTGGATCCTGCCTTTCAAATGTAACACAATCCCCTACGTATTCTTCAATCGTTCTTATAAGCCTCGCCGTATCCGCATCGATTCTGGCGTTGTATAAATCCTCGCTTTCTTTTTCTCCCGTACCGTCTGAAAGGATGAGCATGGGCAGGCCATGATGGACTGCCCATCCCCCTACCCTGTCATAGTCGCTCTCGTAACTATTGGTAGCACAGTTTTCCACATTAAACAGGCTGGGGTCCATAAAGAGGCGCAGCTCCTGCTGTTTGTCAGAAATGTTCTTAGTAAGAAAGCGTAGATTATACCAATTCCCCGCCTGAACAGTATAAGGCTGATCAAAACGGATGATATCGTACCTTCCTACCGGCCAGGAAATGCCGAGGCCCGCATCGTAAAGGTCCAGCGGCTCCTGCTTTGGCTGCCAGTTTTCCGCTACTACTGTTTCGCCTGCTATCCCGGCGGCACCTGTCTTTTCCCCGATGCTCACCCGCACTGCAAGGTCATAACAAGTCTCAGTGGGAAGATGCGTGGCAAATTTCAAGAGGACTCGGTTAACAGTCATTGTCTTGTCTGCATAAAATCCAACATAACTTTCTATGGGGAAAAGCTCACCGCTTGGACTTTTTCCGGTACCGGCAATGGACAATGCCCAGTATTGTGAAAGAGGATAGTTTTCCCCTTGATTCATACACGCATATATGCCGCTGTCCTGCCAAATGCGGCAGGCAAAGGCGCTTTCGCTATTACCTTCTGCATCATCCAGGTCAAAATAGTGAAGCCCGTATGAATGGCTGCCCAGAGTGCAGAGCCCGCTATTAACCATCTCTTTAAGCTCGGCAAAGGTCATAAAATCAGGTTTCCCGACCGAACCTCCGATAACAAACACCGTAAAGGGCATGTTATATTGTTTTAATATCTGATAAGCATGACGATACACCCCGGCCCTCGCATCATCAAATACAATAAGCACAGGCTTTGCCGGCAGGTCTTTTTCATCCAATAAGCCTTTCCAATAGTCCACATAATCCTTCATATGGATTGCCTTATAACCGTTCTCATAAAGCCATTTTATATGCCCCGCAAACTGCTCCGGGGTGTTGTAGTACCACTGTTCAGTCCCTATTTCGTGATAGGCAAGAACCGGGATATACCAAGCTTTGTCCTGCATAGCATCACACTCCCGCAGGGTCGGTGCAGAAGGCAAGAATATTAATCTTGTATCCAGGAAGTGAAGCCGGACCCCCGATAACCTTCACCCTTGCACCCGTATATATTAGGTTATTGTACCCGTCCAATCCTGTTATTGCTTCAGTTTGAAGCATGAATGCCGATGCAGGCTCATTCGCTTCGGCATTTACTTTTTGAAGAGCTGCGAAGATCACCGGCTGCTGATGGTAGCTGTTTGAAAAAGTAAACTCAACCGTTTCTGAATAGTCTCTCATTCCGTATTCAGCCAGCGTGTCCGCATCAATGAGTCTGGCTCTGTCCCATACATCTTTGCTTTCCTCTACCATCTGCATAAGCTTTGCAAGCCTGTGCTCTACCTGTCTATAGTTTAATGGCACACTGTCTATAACAAGTTCCTTTTCCTCGGGAGTTAGCGGATATTCAGTCACCTTTACCACAGAACTTTTCACTTCAATGCCCAGGTCATCATCCGTTACATAGACGATATCGCCCAACACCAGCGAATAATCCTCATAACCATTCAACGCGGATAAATCAACGGCTTTTACTGTATAGGAACATTTAGGCTGCTTGATGAGTTCGAGCTTAACCAATGCCGCTTCATAAAGCTGGTTTTCGCCAGCAATATCCGTCTTCCACGCATAGTCGTGTATGCCGTATATATCGGCGGTATCCGCTTCGATATAATCAAGGCCTGTCCCGTTAACTCCTGCGGTGGTCAAATTGTCCCTGCCCAGGGCATAAAGCCGGGTTCCGAACTCCCTGCGGTCAATTGTCCGCTCTATTTCCCTCAGGTTCTTTGTATATGAGAGTCTGACCCCGTTATCTTTACCTGAGCTGTTTAGTAAATTTACCTTTTTGTTTTTCGTATCCCATATAAGTATCCCTCCCCAGATTTCCGGGACACTCATTAAAAGCTCAAGCCGCGAAACATATTCCCGTTTTTCTATTGATGCCGTACCACCAACTTCCACATTACCTGCAGTCCAACTAAAGCGGTTGCCGCCAAGCATTTCCGTAATGGCTTCTTCTGCTGTCCTTGAGTGTAGCTCAAAAGACGGAAGTATGTCCCCTCCCAGTTCGGTCGCCGCTATTTCCGCACCAATGCGTGTATAATTTCCTTTGGCATCCTTAAAATCGGTTACTGTCTGCACAAGATAATACTGTCCGTTCCATTCCAGAAACATGCCTGGGCTGACCGCTATCTCACCTGGTACAAATTCGATTTCCATTTGGGACAATTTATTGACTTCATGTTCTACAGAGGCCTGAAACACATCCTTTAAGAATCCAATAAACACCATCTTTTGAGAATACAGCTTGAACCCATCAAACACTATAACCACCTCCCATAAACGGTAGTCTCAATCTCCGCCTTGCCGCCCTCCGCTAAAAAGACAAGACTGTTATCGCCCGGAGAAAGCTCGAAGAAATCCCCTTCGATATCACTTAAAACGTTATTCCCGTTCAGTTTTGCCGTCCAGCGGTTAAGATCCAGGACAAGTTCATCGTCTGTATATAGATTTCCGTTATATATTAATGTTTTATCTCCCAGATGAAGTCCCGGGGTTATTACCACATTCGGCTCATCCGTCAGCAGTTCCACTTCGTCGATCCAACTGGAGTAGCTCTGTACTTCTCTTGCCTCAAAGAACAGATATACTGTTCCTCCGGAATCTGTTGGGATAACCTTTCCGGTAAGCTCATTCCAACTGCCGGCTGTGCCGGATAACATGGTCTCTGATACTTGCGGATACTGCCATTCAGTGGTCTCCTCTTCTGCATAAACGGTAAGGCCATTATTAACCTGCGACTTTACTCTGGCCCTAAAAGAATACTCATGTCCTGCCTGATAACCCGTTATGGTAAAATAGCAGCGGGGAATATCGCTGGTTGTGTTATTCTTCTGCAACCTGCCCGAAGCAGCACCCGCAAATTTTTCCGTTGTGTCCCGAGTTAAGCTGCCGGAAGATGCCCCTGTGGCCTGAAATACCCAGCCGGAAGTATCAACTTCAAAACCAGGATTAGGGCATAAGTTTTCAGGAGACTGATCATTATTACGGAGGATTATTACAGGAGTTTCGGGATAAGTGCCCGGATTATTCAAAATTAGTTCCTGTCCTCTTTCTATATCACTAAAAAGATAGTGCTGACCGTCTATCGCATAAAAAAACGGATCCGGGCACAGGAAGGTGAGCGTCCCCATACCGACATATGCAATTCTTTCAAACTCAGTAGTACCCGACAACACTGCATTTACGGCTTTGTCCGGAATGTCCGGCAGAATTAGCTGTCTAGGACCCTTTCCCGGATCTAACCATGCTGCTGCCTCAAAGATTCTCATTCGAAGTTCCTTCCGGTTTGAGCAAATAAAGGCTATATCAATTTTTATCTCTCTGACTCCCAAGTGATAACCCTGGTATATTGCACCGCATCTTCCCGGAAGTTCAGTTATTCTGCTCTGGATTCCCGGCAAAATTGAATCATGCACTTTCTGAAGCAATATTTTTTTCTCTCTGCTTCTTATACCATCATAAATAAACTCACTCATCAGATTTGCACCCCTTTAGCACGCAGGTTTTGCAGGGATCGTCTGCTTAGAATTTCGGATATTGCAGGTGTAATTACCCTGGCAATTTCCTTGGTATCAAGATATACGGGCACTTCAATTGCAATTCGCGACGGACTTAATAATCCTGTTGCGTCAGCGCTGGTAAACCCAGGCGATATATTAAAGTCCGTCGGCACCGCATTTTGCATATCGTCCGCCACTCTTGCCATGGCCTTATCGAAGCCCTCGCCGATGCCCAGCGCCATATTGCCGCCGATGCCTTCAAAAACGGTGGACGGAGAGTGAATGCCAAGGAAATTCTTAACTCCGTCAACGATACCGGAGAAGAAACCGGAAACCTTATCCTTAATCCAGCTTCCAAGGCTTTTAATACCTTCCCAGATGCCTTTTACAATGTTCTTACCAATCTCAACCACTGAAACAACCGCCTTGCCCAAGCCTTCTATAATAGCCGCAACAATCTGAGGTAAAGACTTTACTAGTTCTGGAATGGCTTTCACAAGCCCGGCAGCAAGCTGTACGATAAGCGTAATTCCCAATTCTATGATTTTCGGCATATTGTTTGTCACAAAATCAATGATTGATGCAATAATCCTCGGCAGCGCCTCGATAAGCTTTGGCAGGGCGTTTAAAAGTCCCTGCGCCAGTCCCTGTATAATCTGAAACGCCGCGTCAAGGATTTTATCCATATTACCAAGAAGCACCTCGGCAATAAGGATGACGGCTTCAACAACAGCGGGTATCAGCTCCGGAAGCGCCTTCCCGATACCGGATGCCAGTGTCACAATCATTTGCACTGCTGCTTCCACCAGCGCGGGTAGGTTGTCGATAATCCCCTGCACCAGCGCCATGACAAGTTGAAAAGCGCCTTCTGTTATCTGCGGCAGCGCGTCGATCAACGCCTGCAGCAGCGTCATGACAATCTGAACCGCCGCGTCGATAATGACGGGAAGGTTCTCCACAATAGCCCCGCCGATGGAGGTGACGATATCCAAGCCTACCTGAATAAGCTTCGGCAGGTTTTCCATCAGCATATTTACAAGGCTTCCCATCGTATTGCCGATGACCCCGCTTATCTTTGTCCAGTCGCCATTTGCTTCAGATAATCCACGAGTAAATTCCCCAAGAAGCGCAACTCCGTCGTCGGCCAATATCTGAAGCTGGGGCAGCAGTACGGTACCCAGCATGTTCTTGGCTGCTGCGCTGCCTGCTTTGAGCCGCTGGATACTGTCATCAAATTTGCCGAGAGCATTCAGCGAATCTTCGCTCATAACCGCACCCATACGTTTTGCTTCCTCGGTCAGCTCCGCTATCCCTACCGAACCCTGCGCGATCAGGGGGTTTAGTTCTTGGGCCGATTTACCGAAAATTTGCATGGCCAGCGCGTCGCGCTCGGTTTCGTTTGACACCTTGCCAAGTGCGTCTATGGTTTCCCAATAGACTGTTTCGCTGTCACGCAGGTTGCCGCTGGCGTCGGTGACTGAAACGCCAAGCCTCCGGTAAGCGTCTGCGACCTCGCCGGTGCCTTTCCGAGCGGAAGACATGGATCTAACGTTCCTTGCCATGCTGCCCGTTAAAGTATCCAAGGAGACATCCACAAGCTCTGCAGCGTATTTATACGCCTGCAGGCTGTCGGTGGACATGCCGGTTACGGTTGAAGCGGTAAGGATTTCATCGGCATAGGCAGCCGAATTGACCGACATATCCACCAGCGCCTTGCCAGCACCAACCGCTGCTGTACCAATGGCTGCAAGCGCCGCTCCCATAGCTACGCCGATACCTTTCAAAACGCCGCCTAATTTTTCAAAACGCCCGCCTGCATCGTCTGCCTGATCTGCAGCTTTTTTAATTTCTCTGCCAAATTCATCCGCCTGTTTTTCCGCTTCGTCAAACTCTTTTCCCGTATTGTCCAGCGCTTTGTTGTTTGCCTCTAGCTCGCGCTCCATTTTGTTCAGTTCGGCTTTTGCATTATTAAGCTGTATTTGCCACGACTGAGTACGTCTGTCGGTTTCTCCGAAAGATGAGGCGGCATTGGCAAGCGCTTTCTCCAAAGTAGCTATTTTTTCTTTCTGCAATTCGATCTCTTTGTTAAGCACCTTGTTTCTTGCAGTAACAGCTTCAACTGATTTATTTTGCTTATCAAACTGAGATGCAACCAGGTTCATCTCGCTGCCCAGTACCTTAAAACTTTGGTTGATCTCACGAATGGCGTTCTTAAATTCCTTTTCGCCTTCAATCCCGATCTTCAAGCCAAAATTGTCATATCCCATGAGTTTTGTTACCCTCCTTTCTTCAAACGAACTTAATAATATCAGGGGTTTAAGCGTCAATTACTCGGATAATTAATAACTGCATTTTGATTTGTGTTATGGTTCAAATGTTCTAAATAACCCCTATTTTTATAGTGAAGAACCTTAAAAAAGCTTTGTTTAAAAATTACTGCTACTGTTAATGACAAAAATTATCCGAGGAGTTCTTTATGGACTCCCCAGATTTTTCTATAAATATGAGAGGAAGGAGGATAACTACACATATGGGATATGACGATTTATCTTAGAACTCGGATAAATTATCTGCCACATAACCGCCTCCTTTCCTGCAAAATTTTTAAATTCCATAAGGTATCACATCATCAATGGTCAGCATACGCTTTGGTTTCGCCAGCCCTAAAAACTGCTTATGGCACTCCCATAAATCAAGCAGGTACCCAATAGGCATTAGCCATACTTCATCCTCTGAACGGTTGAGCTGGACAGTGCCGTAATATAAAAGCCGAGTGAACAATTCCTCATCGCTCACTCGGCCGGTGTGTTTTTTAAGTCATCCTCACTTTCAACGTTTCTTTTGGTACCCTTGAACATTGCTTCCATGATAGCGTCTTTATATGCTGCCAGTTCCAAAGGAGATGTGAGAAGTTCCACTGTCTCTTCAGTCAAGAGTTCACGCTTATCCTGATTTTTAAGGTTGTGTATCAAAATGCTCTGGTTAGCCAGCAGCGTAATCAGCCATACCACTTCGTCAAGAGCCATCTCGAAGTTCTCGGTTTTCATCAGTTTCGTGCCGAGGTTTTCAAGACCGCCGTACCTTTTTGCAATCTCCTTTGTCGCTTTAGTGGTTAGAATAAGCTGATATTCTTCATCGCCGATTTTGATAATTGCGCTTCTGTCATTATCCTGCATTATTCGCTGCCTCCTCCCACAGCAAATACCGGCTCATAAACTTCCGTATACCAGCCGGTAATAGTTTCAGGCGATACACCGGGATCGTCTTCGCTGACCTCCGCCTTCCAAGGGTGCTTTCCCTGGCCATCTGGTTTGTTACGTCTCATGACTGTCCCTTCAATGGTGGGTGTCGAAAAGGTAATGCTGTCGCCCTTCGTCTGCAGATTTGTCGCCGGGATGCCGAATTTAACCCTGTAAAGCCAAAAATACCTGTACTTGCCGTTAGCTTTCTTGGCTCTAAAGCCGATTGCTACAGGCGCGCCACCATCCTCGCTGGTGGAAATCAGCACCTTATTGTCATCAAGGGTGGCTCCCGTCAAAACCTCAGCAGCGGCTACTCCGATATCTGCAACACCAAGAGTCAGGGTGCCGCTTTGAAATTCCTTGACCACTTCTGCCGCCCCGTCATCGGCATAAAGTGTCGCCTCTGCCAGCTCCACAGAAAGTTCTGCCGTAATAGCCTTAGCCAGCGGAACAGGCGTGTCGTATGTCTCTTCTCCGTTTTCATTCTCGGTTATTTTGGCATAATATAACCTGTCCAGTCCGATTGTGGCCATGCCTCTTATTCCTCCTTTACTTCATATTCTTTTGCCACATCAATGGCATAGTGGTGATAGCCGGTATCGTCCTCATGGCCTATATACCGCCTGTCGGTAATGGTAAAGCCTGCTTGAAGCAATGTGTTCACTATTTCGTTTTTACGGGCAGTGTAGTTTCCCTTTATAAATAAAGACAACCTTACCTCCTGGGTTTCTACCTGAGGCCGGTTGTCTGCAAAAACTTCAAATGTATCTGTCATCGGAGTAATGACAAGGTACTCATCTGGCGGTACACCGCTAAATACCCCGGTTTCAATGGGGATACCCAAACCATCCAATAACGAGTTTAATTCTGACAATATGCTCATATACGACCCAGCTCCTGTTCCAGTCTTGACTTCATTGCTTCGATGCAGGGCTTCCTCGACGCCGATTTCGCCGGTTTCAAAAACGGCTTAGCTGGCTGTTCCGATTTGCCGTATTCGATGATGTTGGCAATCTTAGCGTTGCTGTCTCCATTACGACGCGGTTCGGAAAAGCCTATTTTAATGTTGTGGTTGCCATCTTTGTCCTGCAGGACAGGTGAAAGTCCCAATGACGCTGCAAGCTGGCCGGTGGAACGCGACGGATACTTAGTGTCACGACCGACTGCTGAATCCAGATTGGATTTTATTTTGCCAAGTACGACCTCTCCGCCGGCCTTAAGTACACGTGGGATTATTTCATCGGTTTTTTCATTCAACCGCGAAACTTTCAGGAGAAAGTCCTCCGGCATCTTTATGGTTACTTTAGCCACTGGACTTTACCTCCTTTGCAAGTACTTCAATATACATCCCTCGGCCTTTGACATCTTCTACCGAGGTAATCTCAAACCGGCCGTCTTCACATACAATCAGCATTGCAGTCGTAACGGTAACACCGGGAATACAGCGTAATCGGAAAAGATCGGTGGCTTCGGAAAATGCGGCTCTGTTCGCCCATATTTCAGTGCCATGCCGACCTTCACGATATGCTTTGACAGAAGCAACAATATTGTCAATCTCTGTGATGAATCCTTCTGAATCCTTTACAGTTACTTTTTCAATAATGTCTATAAAGGTGTTCATTTTTCCAAAGCTCATAATCTACACCTTCCAATTCCGGTCGAGACGGAGCAGCAGGTTCACCGTGTTCCAAACCTGCTGGCCTGCCTGCACGCTATCGGCAAAGAAGCCAGCTGTTGAGCCGTCTCTGCTCTCGTAGAAATGGCTCGACAGCATGATCACCGCTTGTTCAGTGGTGGGCGGCATAATATTTTCAGTGTAGTAGCCCGCAGCAACATGCTGGTAGCTTTCCGCATAAGAGACAGCGGCCTTGATGTAATGCAGCAGAAGTCCATCGTCAGCATCATGTGTCAGAATCAAGTTTGTTTTTACTTTTGGGAGAAGATTATCTGTTGTCATGCCGTCCGCCTCCTCCCGATCATTCTTCGTCTGCCGTCATCAGATCCGCAGCTTTTAGCTTTGCGAGCAGCGCATTGAAATCCGTG